TGCGGCCGGACTGACCCCCTGCGGGCCTGCTGTCCCGGTCGGCACACTGGGCCGCCATGATCGGCCCCGAGCATGACATCGCCCTCGCGACCCACGCTTACTACGTGGGCGAGCTCGACGCCGGTCGCCGGGCGTGCGAGCGGCTGCTCGCCCGGCCCGACCTCTCGCAGGAAGTCGAGCACATGGTGCGGGCTAACCGGACCTGGTACACACCGACGCTCGACGAGCTCGTCGCCTGCCGGCACCACCGGATCGACATTGAGCCGGCCCACGACGGCTGGTCGCTCTTCAACCCGACCATCATCGCCCACGGCGACCTGATCGGGATCGTCCGATCGAGCAACTACAAGATCGTGGACGGCCGCTACGAAATGCCGGCCAGCGACGGCGGGCAGATCCGCACCCGCAATATCCTCGTCCGGTTCCACGACGATCTGCGGGTCGCCTCGGCCCGCGTCGTCGCCGACCCCGACTACCCGCAGACGGGCTACCCGGTGACGGGCCTCGAGGACTGCCGTCTGCGGCATACCCAAACGGGGATAGGCGTGTCGGCCACGGTCCGCGACGTGGCTCCGTTCGACGGTCGCTGCCGGATCGCCACGGCCGACCTCGACCTCCAGGCTGGAGCATTCGCCAACCTCTTGGTGCTCGACGGGCTCAACCAGCAAGAGCACGAGAAAAACTGGATGCCGTTCATTCGTGACCGTGGCGGCTGGCTGTACGCCACGAGCCACAACGGCCACACGGTCACCGTAGACGCCAACGGCTCCGTGCCCGGTGCGTGGCAGTTGTCGCGGCGGCAGGCGGCCCCGGCCCTCGCGCGGGGCTTCCGGGGCGGCTCGCAGCTGGTCGCGATGGGCCTCGGCTGGCTGGGCCTCGTGCATGAGGTGGCCATCGTCGGCGGAAAGCGGGTCTACGAACACCGGTTTGTCTGGCTTGACGAGCGGCTCGCCCTCTCGCGGGTCTCGCCGGCTTTCGCGTTTCGCGAATCGCAGGCGATTGAGTTTGCCGCTGGCCTGGCCGTGGTCGGCAACTATCCCAACCAGCGGCTCGTGGCCTCCTACGGCGTGCGGGATGCCGAGGCCTGGCTCTGCGAAATCGACCTATCCGCCATGGAGGGCCTGCTCAATGCCGTCTCCGTTTGAGGTCAAGATCAGCAAGACGCTGGCCGATGCGTGGCGGCCCCACGACTGGTTTCAGTTAGACGAGCGGGTCGCCCGGCACTACTACCGCAAAGCGGCGGTGTGTGCGGACGTGCGGCCCAAGCGGGTGATCGAGATCGGCACACGGTGCGGCTACTCGCTCGTCTCGTTTGCCACGGCCTGCCCAGATGCCCGCTATTTGTGCATCGACGGGGCGGCCGACGACGACAGCCTCGACTGCCTCGCCCACTGGCAGAGCGTGGTTGAGCGGTGGGTGATCGACGCGTCGCTCGTGGTGGTCAACAGCCGGGCGGTCCGCAGCCTGCCGCCGGCCGACTTCGCCCATGTGGACGGCGACCACTCCTACGCCGGGGCGTTGCACGACCTGCATCTCGTGGCCCATGTGCCCGTGATCCTAGCCGACGACTGCTGTAACCCGGAGGTGCGGAAAGCGGTCGAGGAGTTCGCGCGGGCGAAGCGGCGACGAGTGGATTGGATCAACGACGGGCTTAGGGAGGCGGCGGTCATCCAATGAGGATTGGCGTCTACGCATTGGCGAAGAACGAGCGGAAGCACGTCGAAGACTGGGCGGCATCCTGTTCCGAGGCGGACGTGCGGGTCGTCACCGACACCGGCTCGACGGACGGCACGGTCGAGGCCCTGGTGCAACAGGGCGTTACGGTGTGCAACGGCTACGTGTCGCCGTGGCGCTGGGACGATGCCCACAACCTCTCGCTCAATCATTTGCCGCCCGATGTCGATGTCTGCGTCCGGCTCGACCTCGACGAGCGGATCCAGCCCGGTTGGCGGGAGGTGCTCGAGCGGGAGTGGGACGGCGACCACAACTGCCTCCGCTACCGCTACGTGTGGTCGTGGAAGGCGGACGGCTCGCCGGGCCTAGTCTTCAACAGCGACCGCATTCACGCCCGGCATGGGTTCCGGTGGACGGCGGCGACCCACGAGGGGCTTGTCTGTTGGACCGGTGACAAGAAACAGAAGATCATCGAAGGCCTAGAGATCCACCATCACCGGGACGCGGGCAAGAAACACAAGACAGATTTGGCCCTGCTGCGGGTGGCGGTCAAAGAGGCTCCGCACGATGCTAGGGCGTGGTGGTATCTGGCCCGCGAGATGGAGTGGGCCAACTGCCCAGAGGCGGCGGCGACGTTCCTGCACTACCTGACGATGCAGGGCGGCATGTGGACCGAGCGGGCCTACGCCTACCGTGCCCTCTACCGGCTGACCGGTGATGAGAAGCATCTGCACCACGCGGCCAAGGAGGCCACGGGCGAGCCCGACGCATGGCAACAAATCGCCTTTGCCCACTACCAGCGGCAGGAATGGCGGGAGTGCCACGCGTTCGCCGTGCAGGCGATCAACGCCATCGGCGAGAGCACCCATGCCACGGACCCCGAGGCCAAAACGAAGGCCTACGACCTAGCAGCGGTGGCCGCCTGGAATCTTGGGCTGCGGCCCGAGGCCCTCCAGTTGGCCCGTGAAGCCGTGGCACGATGCCCGGCAGACCCACGCCTCGCTGGCAACGTTGAGGCTATGGAACGCATTGTGGAGGCCGCCGCGTGAGCCTGCTCAAAGACCTGGCCGATGCCTTGGCCGCCGGCCTGTCCGCCCATTCGTGGGCGAGCGTGTCGGCCCAGCCCACCGTGTCGCGGCTTAATTGGCCGTCGATCGACATCGAGGACATGGCCAGCCCCGTGATCGTTGTCACGCCGGGGGGCGACACGGTTGAGCGAGTGAACCGTGAGAAGCACCAGCACGACTACGGGCTCAACGTGTTTGTCGGCCGGCACACGCCGACCGAGGCGTCGGCCGACGAGATGCTCGAGCTCGCCGAGGAGGTGGTGGACGTGATCCTCGCCCACTCCTGGGGAGAATTGCAGTTCCCGGCGACGAGCCCCCAGGCGATTGCGATCGAGGTCAATCCAGACGAAGCCCTGCAGGATCGCAACGCGTGGCGGGCTGTAATCTCCGTCACGTACAGGACGCACCGCTAATGGCACGGCCACGGTCGGCGGCGACGCAGTCCAAGATCGCCCTCCAAGCCAAGATCAAAGGCCAGTTTTTTGACCGGGCTAGGGTCCGCAAGGCTTTGGAAAAGGCAAACTACGAAGCCCTTCGCAAGATCGGCCGCGACACGCAAGAGGCCTCAAAGCGTGGCATTGGGCAGGCGGCCCCCAAGGCGACCAAGGCCGGACGGAAGGCAGTCGGGGCCAATGCCATCGTTGAGTTTCACGGCGGACTGTACCGGGATTTGACGATGGCCGGTCGCGGCAAGCCTCGGCCGGCTGGGAAGCCTATCAAGTCGTGGGCACCCAAGCGGTTCGCCTACCGTGACGTGATGTTTTATTGGGACGGGTCGCGACGCAGCGTCGTGATCGGTGCCCTCAAGGCCGATTGGCTCGGCCGGCTCCACGAGTTCGGCGGGAGCCTCAAGCTCACGGCCTACCGGATCGGCGTCGGGGCGGCCCGCAATGCGTTCCTACGGCGGAAGGGATACCGCAGCCAGGGGCGCGACGCCAAAGGGCGATTTACGACCAACCTGCCGAATCGCAACCAGTTTGAATACGGCGCGATTCTCTGGACGCACAAAGGCTTCCGCCATTCCCGCAACTGGGAGCGGACCACGATCACCAAGACCGCCCGCTATCCGGCCCGGCCGTACATGCAGGGAGCGGCCGGCGTCCAAAAGGTCGTGGCTCGTGCCCGCGAGCGATTCCGCGAGACGCTCCGGGCAGCGTGACCACTGGCCACACCCCCTGCGGAAGCCCCGTACGCCAGCCCTATCGTGAGCGGCACACCCCGCACACGGAGCAGGCCACATGGCAGTGACGCTCGGCAAGGACGTGACGGTCTCAGGCATCTCAAATGCCCGGTCGATCACCGTCAACAACACGGCAAACGAGGTCGATGTCACCAAGTTTGGCGACACGTCTCGCAAGTTCCGCAAGACGCTGATTGAGCAGACCATCGAGGTCGAGTGTGTTGACGATCCTGGCGTTGCCGCTGGCGGCACGTTCACGCTCACCGGCACCGTCACGGGCGGCACGGTTGAGTTCATCGTCACGAATGTCGCCAAGGCCGACCCCATCGACGGCATCCAGACGTGGACCGTCTCGGCCAGCCGCTTCGCCACCCAATCCTGACACGAGGAGCACCCGCACATGAGCATCGTTCTTGGCAAGGACGGCGAAGCGCCACCGTTTGGCGTAGACATCATCTCGGCGACCTACACCGAGGAGATGGAACAGATCGACGTGACGAACCGCACCAATAAGGGCGGCTCGACCGGTGCTCCTGGCTACCGGGCCTACCAGGCTGGTTTTAAGACCAAGACTTGGGAGATCGAGTGCCACGACCCGACCGGCTTGCTGACGAGCCTGCAGGCCAACGCGGCGACCGGCTTTACCGTAATGAGCGTGACCGAGAACGTGAGCATCGACGGGGCGGTGACGTTCACCGTGACCGCACGGGAGGCCTGATCCCGTGGCGATCCAACTCGGCAAGGATTGCGCGATCAGCGTTGATGGCGTCGCGCTGGTCGGCGTTCGCGTCGTCAACGTACAGCGAACCGCTCGCACGATTGACGTTGCCGAGTACGGGAGCCGCCAAGCGGCTGTCTATCCGACGGGCTTTGAGACATCGGTGTCGATTGAGTTCAACGACATCGACGGCTGCAGCCTTGCCACGAATGGCATCATTCAGGGGCGGCGGTTTGACCTGATCTCGGTTGGTGGCAGCGGCGTGGCTATCCCCTGCGTCGTGACATCCTTTGCCGAGACGCAGCCCGTCGATGGAGTTGTGACCTATACGGTGGAAGCCCGCCTGTGTCGGGAAGGCATCCAACCGAATGAGTGAGGGGTGACGCATGCGGGAGTTTCGCGACAACGAGGGGCGGCCGTGGCAGCTGGCGTTGACGGTGGCGTCTGCGTTGCGGGTGCGTGACATGGTGACGGTCGAGGTGACCGTCGAAGAGGAGCAGGCCGACGGGTCTGTGAAAACTGAGCGGCGGACGGTGCCGTTCGACATGGTGGACGTGTCGGCCTTGGGGCAGACGTTCCAAGTGATGCGGGCACAGTTTGCCAAGGTCGGCGAGACGCTGTACGCGATCCTCGTCAAGCAGGTGGAGGAGCGGAAGCTCACGAAGGAGGAGTTCCTCGACGGCCTCCGGGGCGATGCCCTTGAGGCCGGGGCCAAGGCCCTGGAGCAAGAGCTCGTCGATTTTTTCCCCCAGCGCCTCCGCAGGATGGTCGGGTTGCTCGCCGCAAAGATGGACGAAGTGGCCAGCGAGAAACTCGACACGGCGGAGGCGGACCTCGCAAGGCTGACGGCAGCGGATCTACCTGGGCAGCCATCTGGGAAGCCGCTGGCATCCTCGGCGTCCACCCAGGCGAGTGGACCTTCCGGCAACTCGCCGCAGCCCGAGACAGCCGCCTCGAGCACGACTGGTGGCACACCGCCAACGTGATGGCGGCCCTGTTCAACGTCAACCGAGACCGACGGAAACCTCCAGTAGACCCCACGAAACTTCACCCTTTCGCCCGCAAGAAAGCCGTTCGGCAGGCCACCAATGAAGAGGTGGCCAAGTTGCTCGGCCCTGACTGGCACACGGTAGATACATGAGTGCATCACGCGTACGTCAGGGCGGGGTCTTTGTTGAGATCGGTGCGGACGCGCGGAAGTTCTTCGCGACGCTCGACAAGATCAACAAGCAGGTGGGCAAGGTCGGCGCGTCGATTGCCGGCGTAGGCGGGAGGGTGGCCGGCATTGGTGCTGCGATGGCGGCCCCGTTTGTGGCGGCGGCTGCCGCCGGGTCGCGTTTCCAAGACGTGATGCTCAACGTCCAGGCCTCGACCGGGGCCACGACAGCGCAGCTGGATCAGATCCGCAAGGCTGCGATGGCGATGTCGCAGTCGCTTGGCGTTGGACCGACCGAGGCTGCGGCCGGATTCCTTGAGCTCCTCAAGGCCGGCATGTCAGTGGAGCAGGTGCTCGGCGGGGCCGGCAAGGCAGCGATTGCGTTTGCCAAGGTTGGCGGCATGGCGGTCGCGGACGCTGCCGTCGTGATGGCCGACGCCATGAACGTTTTCAAGGTGAGCGGCGACACGGCCGCCAACACGCTTTCGGCTGCGGCAGACGCGTCATCGACCAGCATCGAAGGCATCGCCCAAGCATTCTCGCAAGTCTCTGCCGTCGCCGGGCTTGCCAACCAGTCGATTCAAGATACGGCCGCCTCGCTCGCGGTGCTGGCCAACGCCGGCATCAAGGGGTCCGACGCGGGCACGTCTCTAAAGACGATGCTGATGCGGCTCATGGCCCCGGCAGAGGATGCCGTCGGGGCGATGGATCAACTGGGCCTGTCGGTCAGTTCGTTCCGCAATGCCGACGGAACAATGAAGCCGATGGTCGAGATTATCCGCACGCTCTCGACCGCCATGGAAGGCATGGATCAAGCGGCGAAAGACGACATCTTTCGCCGCATCTTCGGGCAGGATGCCATCCGCGCTGCCGCCGTGATGACATCGGCTGGTGTCGAAGGCTTTAACGCCATGCGGGACGGCATGGCCGGGGCGATGTCGGTCGGCGATAAGTTCGCCACGATGTCGAGCGGGCTGTCCGGGGCAATGGCAACGCTGATGGCCGCCATGGAACGGCTGGCGATCGCGATTAGCGATGCCATCGGGCCGGCCCTTATGGCGATGGCTGCTCCAATCGCGGCCATCATCAACGGCGTGTCGCTGATGGTGACACGAAACGAGGCACTCGTCGCGAGCATCGCTAAGGGCGTCACCGTCTTCGGTGCCGTCGGCGTCTCGCTAATCGCAGTCGGCTCGGCCCTACAGCTGGTTTCGTTTGGCATGGGCGGACTTATCGGGGCAGCGTCGGCAGTGATCACGCCAATCATTGCCGTCGTCACGACAATGGCGAGCCTTATAGCGTCGTTCGTGTCAGCTGCCGCAGGGGTTGCCGCCTACTCGGCGGTGTCAATAGCCGCTGCCATGGGGTCTTTCGCGGCATGGTCGATTGCCAATGGTCCGCTCCTGATCATGGCAGCGGTACTCGCTGCGGCTGTCGCGTATGTCTTTGACCTCCTCGGAGGCTTTGAAGGCATCTCGTCAGCCATTAGCGGCGGCTTCAACTCTGCCGTCGGCAACGCGACGACGCTACTCACTGACCTCGGCAGCATTGCCTCGACGACGTTTAGCGGCATCTACGAAGCCATCGTCGGCGGCGACCTGCAGGGCGCGATGGATATTGCCATGGCCGGGCTGTATGCCGCCTGGGCTCGCGGGTCCGAGGCGATCATGGGCTCGGTCGATTCGTGGGCGGCGTTCGTTCAGAACACCGTCACCTACATGTGGGCAGGCATCAAAGGCATCTTTGGCGACTCGATCAACTGGGTGCTCAACGCGTTCGACGACATGGTGGCGGCCGTCCAGAAGTCGTGGAACTACGTGCAGAGCTTCATTCGCAAGGGCTTCGACCTCGAAAAGGAAAACCGCAAGGTCACCGACGCCAATGCCGCCCGCAAGCGGGAGCGAGAGGCGGTCAGAGGCAGCGGCAAGGAAATGGCCGAGGCTGACCGCATCGCAGGCGAGCGGCTAGCGGCGAACGAAGAGCGGGCCGCCGGCCGGCGGGCTGGCACCGTCGCCGCAGAAAGCAACCTCGCGCAGACGGCCAGCGGTGCCCGTAACCGCCGCGTCCAGGGCGAGCAATTTGCCGAGCTCCTAAAGAGCATCGAAGGCGCTTCGACCATCGGGCAGCTGCAAGACCTGTACGGCGAGTTTGACGCACTCTCACAGAATGGCCGCCTCACGTCGCAGCAGGCTGCCACGATTGAGGCTGCCCTCGAGGATGCACAGGAGCGGATCAGCAAGGCCGGCAGTGCCGCCGCTGGCGGTGCGGCTGCGGCCGGCGGAAGCGCGGCAAACCCGGACGACATCCAGAAGGCGGCCGGTGACGCAGCCCAGAACCAGGGCGAGAGCGTGGGCTCCTTCTCGGCATTTGCCGCCTCGGGCATGGGAGTCGGCGGAAGCATTCCGCAAAAGCAACTGGAAGCGCTCCAGAAGATTGAGCAGAACACCCGCGACGCTGATAGCGGCGTTGTCAAGGAGTGACGCATGGCCATCGTGTGGGTTGAGGACAACGAGTCGCGCACGGCTACCATCGTGCGGCCTGGCCGGAAGGCTACATCGACCTACGTCAAAAGCTGGAAGCTTTTCGGGTCTATGGACGATGTCGTGGTCCACAACGACATCGTCACGCAGCTAAACGTCAAAGCCCTCTACTGGAACTACCCTCCAGGCGGCGGGCAACTTCAGGCCGACAGCTACACGCTTGAGTACCTCGGTGGCGACGCGTGGCACCTGACCGTCAACTATTCCAAGGAAGGGGCCGAGGACGAGGAGCAGACGGGGCCGATCCGGCGGTCACGGTCATTCGACACATCCGGCGGGCAAGAGCACATCACGCAGGCGATCGCAGGAAAGGTGTCGACGTTCGGCGGCGACTCAAACGTTCCTGATGGCGACAAGGTCATTGGGTTTGATGGGCAAAACGTCAACGGCGTCGACATCATCGTGCCGCAGTTGACGTGGCAGGAAAACTACGAGGTGCCGGCGTCGTACGTGAAGGCGGCATACATTAAAACGGTTTCACAGTTGACCGGCACGACAAACAATGCCGAGTTCCGTGGTTTCAAGGCTGGGGAGGTGTTGTTCCTCGGCTGCTCTGGCTCCCAGGAATGGGACAAGGACAAGGGCGACGGGCCTTGGGCTTTGTCATACAAGTTCACCGTTTCGCCCAATGCTGGCCCTGGCGAAACCCTTCCGGCCGTTCAAGTCGGCGGCATTTCTGGCATCATCAAAAAAGGCCACGAATACCTGAACACATATTACGAAGACGACATAAGGGACAGCAAAATCTGGAAGGTTCCGAAAATTGCGTGGGTGCATCAGGTGTATCGTGAAAGCAACTTTGCCGACCTGGGCATCGGCGTCGGCATGACGGGGCTCTGACATGGGCAACCCAACCAGGCACGACGGACGGGTCGAGTCGGGACAGAAAATCTCGACGGCCTTTTCTGCTCGCGCGTGGAACCGCGCACAAGATGCCGCCGACTTAGTGTTGGACGAGCGAGCGAGGTTTGGCGCATCGCAGCAAGCTGCGGATTCGGCTCCGTATATCTGGGTGTATTGCAAAAACAACAGCGGGGTGGCGGTTCCACGGTGGGGTGTTCTTCAGATCGACGGCATGCAGGTGACACCGGCTGCGGCTGGCGAATCGGCCACTGTGCAGTTTGAGCGGATGCCCGTGCTTGATGGCGTCCTTCCGCAGGGGTACGCATACGGCAAGCCCTTCGTCATTGCCGTCGAGCCGATCCCGCCAAACGGCATCGGGCGAGTAACTGTGGCGGGTGTTGTGCAATGCAAGCTCAACGTTACGGACGAAGACGATAGGGCCGCCCACTCAACGAGTGGCTCAACCACTGAACTGACCACAGGCAGCGGCGACGCCGAGATTCTGTGGAAGCAGTCGGGCACCGGCAGTGGAAAATGGGGGCTTGTGCGAATTGGTCGCGAGGGCGTTGAGATACTGCTTTGCAAGACAGATGCAGACATCCAATACGGTGCTCTAGCACAAGTGCAGGTGTGGACGGAAACAACAGACGCACCGGTGCCTGTAGAGGGCAAGACGGTATACGCCGTGAACAGGCTCTACGGTGTTGCAGCTGGATCGTGGTTGTGGGTCGCCAAGCACAGCGTTATTGGGCCATACACGGGCACCAACCGCTGGCACATCGTCGCCGCCAGCGACCTCTACGACGGCATCTACAACAGCCCACAGGGCGCGACCGTGTGCATGAAGCCAACCATCGGTGGCCGCAACTTGTCCGAATTGCCGGGATACAGCACGGCCAAGAAGCAGGCATTGACGCACGACAACGGCTGCCTGGCATGGATCGACCTCGAGGACTGCCCGCCCTGACATGGCTATCGTCCGCCATAACGGAAAGATCATCACGCACGGCGGCAAGATTGGCACCGGCGAGGGGTGTTGCTGCACGCAGTGCGACCCATGTGCGGCCTTCTTCGGCGGAGTGGCTCGCGGTTGGGTGCTCCGAGGCGAGTTCTTCGCATCAGGAACGTGGGTAAGCCCCTCCAGCGGGTTCGGCGGCGTTTTTGCCTACACGGCCCCCGATGTCTGGG